GATATATTTGACAATCGTATTAGTCAAAAAATGGATGTTTTAAATGGTTTAACGTCTATTATTGAAAAATATGATAAAAGAGATCATAATATCCTTGCGATCGTGGGAAATCACGATAAAACAGCTTATAATAAAACAGATTCTTTTTTAGATGCTTATAAATACCATCCTTCATTTGATCTTATCAATGAACTCGATGTAAGATGGATAAATGAATTAAAATGTCTTTTTCTACCCTTTTTTACTGATGATATATTGAATGAGTACATTTTAGATTTTCCAGAGATTGAAGGTATTGATGTCTTATTTGGACATTTTGCTGTTGCAGGTAGTCGAAATAACGATAGAAGTGTCGTTGAAAATAATATAAAACTTTCTAGTTTTAAAGATTTTAAAAAGGTGTATCTTGGTCATTATCATGATTATCAACAGGTAGGTTCGAATATTTTTCATCTAGGATCGTTACAACAAAATAATTTTGGAGAGGACGAATCTAAGGGTTTCTGGATGTTGTACGATGATTGTACTGTAGAACTCTTAAAAAGTAGAAATGGGAATGTTTTCAAAAAAGAGCGATTAGATTTAGACAATATACCGCCTAAACAATTAAAAGCGACTTTGAGGAAAATTAAAGAAGATAATCCAAATTCCCGTCTAAGGATTGAATTGTGGGGTAAGTCTTCAACTCTTGAATCTTTTGATAAATCTGAATATAGTGATTTAGGTATTGATTTCAAAAAGAAACACAAAGATGTGGAACTATCTATTGATATCGCTGTAAATGAGAAGGTTGAAAAGTTGTCAGATAGTGATATTGTTGAGAAATTCAAAGAGTTTTGTAATGAGAATGATTATAGATACGAAGAAGGTTTATCAATTTTAAAACAAGTTTTATGTCAGTAAAAGATGTAGTAGGTAAGATTGAAAAGCGTTTCGGCAAAGAAGCCGTTTCAAGAGGTAATGATAAAGTCCAATTTATCCATTCTGGTTCTGTGCTATTAGACGAAGCACTTGGAGGAGGATGGGCTATAGGTAGGATCATAGAAGTGTATGGAGCAGAATCTTGTGGTAAGACAACTGCTGCGATTCATGTTGCAGCAGAAGTCCAGAAACTTGGGAAAGCTGTAGGTTATGTCGATGTAGAACAAGCTATGGATCCTGATTATATTCAATCACTTGGCGTTGATATGAGTGAGGATAAATGGATTCTAAGTCAACCAGATGATGCAGAGCAAGCGTTGGAAATCGTACGAGAAATGTGTGAAGAACCAGCGATTGGTTTAGTGGTATTAGATTCTGTGGCTGGCCTCGTTCCTAAAGCGGTCTTACAAGGAGAAGCTGGTGATGCAAAAGTAGCGTTGGTGGCTCGATTAATGTCTTCACAATTAAACGTTTTAAAAAACATTTGTAAGAAAAATGGATGTATTTTATTCTGCATTAATCAAATTCGAGAGAAAGTTGGAGGTGGCTTTGGATTTGGTGGGGCAACAACTACAACACCAGGAGGAAAAGCCCTTAAATTCTATGCCTCTCAGCGAGTTGAAATGTCTAGGATTGGAAGCGAAAAAGAAGGAGAAGAAGTGACGGCTAATAAAACTCGTATCTCTGTGAAAAAGAATAAAGTTGCTAAACCTTTCAAGAAGTGCGACTTATCCCTACGTTTTGGCATTGGATTTGATAAGATTCAAGAGATTCTTAACTTAGCTGTTGATTTGAATGTTTGTTCAAAGAAAGGTGCTTGGTATTATTACGGTGATTTTCGTATTGGACAAGGACTTGCTCAGACTCGAGAATATCTTGAGAATGATAAAGAGTTATTTGAAGATTTAAAAGAAACAACTTTAGAAAAATATCATGAAACCAATAAGGATGACAGCGAGTAACTTCCTATCGTTCAAAGATTTCGATTATAAATTCGAGGATAGGGTTGTAACTTTGGTCGGTGAAAATCTCACAGAAGAAGACCAAGGTTCAAATGGTAGTGGTAAAGCTCTTTCTCTTGATTCTGATATTATGACTATAACAGGATCAATTAAGATGAGAGATATAAAAATAGGAGATAAAATTCTAGGTTTCAATGGAAAAGAACAAAGTGTCGTTGCTACAGCTCCACAAGGGATTATTGATTGTTATAGGATTACTTTCAACGACGGCACAGAAGTTGAATGCAACGATGAGCATCTTTGGAAAGTTGCTAGTTGTTACACTCCACAAAATTGGAAAGTTGTAAATTTGAAAGATATAATGAAACAATCTATTCGATGTGATTGTGGGACAAGCAAACCTTATCGATATAGGATACCAACTGTAGAAAAGATAGAATATAATCACAAAGATATTTTAATCGATCCATATGTTTTGGGCTGTCTACTTGGAGATGGAACATTGGGATGTAAAATTAAAGGTTATTCAAAATCTTACTATAGTCAAAGTCGAACAATTCTTTTTACTTCAAAGGACGATGAGATTCTAAATAGGTTTCAAGATAAACTTCCTCAAGGTTTATATTTGAAGAAACAAAATAATTGTAATTATAGAATTCAAGGAAGTAAGGATAACGATTGTGATTCGATGATGACTTTGTTGAAAACATACAATTTATATCTTCAAGATTCAGAGACTAAATTCATTCCTAAAGATTATATTTTTAATGATCGTGAAATACGATTAGAGTTGTTGCGAGGGATTTTAGATACCGATGGGTATGTTGATAAAAAGGGTTTGATCGAACTCGCTTTAATTTCGAAGCAACTTATTGAAGATGTAGCTTTTGTCGCTCGAAGTCTCGGATGTCTTTGTCATAAAATAACGAAGATGAAATCTGGTTATAAAAAAGATGGTCAATATATTGAATGTAAGGATCATTATCGTTTAAGAATTGTACCACCTAAAGGTTTAAATCTTTTTCATTTAAGTAGAAAAAAAGAAAGATCTTTACAAGAAAAAAAGATGAATTGTATTAATCGAAGAATCGTATCGATTGAATACGTTGGTAAAAAAGAAATGCAGTGTATTGAAGTCTCTAATAAAGATGGTCTTTTCTTGACTAACAATTTTGTTGTTACCCACAATTCTTCAATCCAACAGATCTTTTATTACTCTTTAATAGGAAGTAGTCTAAGAGGATCGTCGGATAAAAAGTTGATTCGAAGAGGAGAAAAAGAAGCTAGGACTCATATTGAAATATGGTGTCCCATGAGAAACGAAACATTGTATATCGATAGGGTACTTCCGTTGAAATCCAGTAGTAAATTAACCATTAAGATCAATGATAAGGATGTATCTTATGCCACTGTTAAAGATGGGAATGATTTTATTTTAAAATGGATCGGTATCAGTGCCGAAGATTTGAGGAACTATTTTATAATTTGTAAGGAATACTATAAATCTTTCTTTAAAGCATCTAATACAGATCGTTTAGCATTGATTTCACGGTTTATCAACTTTAATAAGTTGGATGGTGTAAAAGATATTATTTCTAAAGAGATAACAAAATTAAACGCTGAAAAACGTTTATTGGAAAACGATATTTACTCTTTACAGGGTAAATTAGAAGTTCAAATGCAGAACATTGACAAAGAGACAAGTCGTGATTTTGAAAAAGAGAAAGAAATAAGGATTAGTGCTCTTGAGAAAGAGATAAACGAAAAATACGATATCATTGATTCTTGGGAGAAAAAGAGGAATTTTCTTGAAGAACAAAATTCTAAATTAGATAAAGAAATAAAGAGTTCTAAAAAAATGATTTCTGTAACTAATTCAGAATTAGAAAAGATCCCTTCTATTGAAGAAGAGGAGGAAAACTTGAAGTTGATCAAAGAAGAACTAGCTAAAACAAATGAAGGTCAAAAGATCTTGTTAGAAAAACAAGAGACAATTGAAGCGAAAAGAGGCGAGATTAGGAAACAATTGAGAGTAATCCTTATCAATTTGTCTGGAACTATAACTTGTCCAAAATGTAAGTATAAGTTCTTAACGTTAAAAGATACGACTTTAGAGGAAGAAGAGAAAAAGAAGAAGAAGTTAGGAGAAGAAGAGAAAGATTGTATTCATTCTGAAGAAGAAGTGAATAAGGAGCTCATAGAATACGAAGAAGTATTAACCGAACTTTTTGGTCTTAAAAGTGAAGCAGAAGATAGTATCAATTCTATACTAGATTCAACAAGGAAAATCAAAAAAAGGATCTCTGAATTAGAAACCACAGTTTTTGAAAAAGAAAGGATTAAAAAGAGTAAGATCTTAGAAATTGATAGTTTGAATCAAAAGATCTCAGAAGAAAATCAAAAGATTTCTTCTTTAAAGGAAAAGATCGAAGAAGTTCGTGAAACAAAAAGCGAAATCAATCAATCATTGATCGATAGTCTGAATAAAGATATAAGTCTTTTTCAGGAGCAAATCGAATCCAAACAAAAGGAGGTCGATGAGCTTTCTGTACAAGTGATTGAAAAAGATCGATGGGTCAATCGATTTAAGGATTTCAAGATGTA